ACAGTTGTGAGAAAGTCAAAGGTTACATAGAGCCAAAAAAATGGTGCTGTTTATACGACCCAGAATAAAAGTATCGCTGCCTGGCCAGGCAATGCGGCGTGTTGCCAGCAACCCTGCTGGCCCACCTAGAGAGCAGTCTCTTGCCGTGAATATGGCCCCAGAAGCGCACAAGAAGCGCATGCAGGGGCTATACAAAGGTTGGTATATCAGTTCTCAATTGCGTAAAGGAGAGAAGGTCGTGCTCAAGCATGCTGGAACTAACAAGTCACGCAAGCGCAAGCGCCTAAGGCTGCTTGAGACCGTGGCCAAGGAAGCGCGTGAGATCCAAGAAATTGCCCGCAAGAATGCTGCGGCAGCCATGAAGCGTATGGCACAGATTGCACAGACCTCACCCAATGAGACAGCGGCAATGGCCGCTACGATGCTGATCATGGACCGTGCCTACGGCAAGGCCACTCAAACCAACATCAACGCGAACTTAGACGCCAATGGCAAAGCAACAGACATCTCCCAGAAAGAGCTTGACACCAGAATTGACACGGCTCTCAAGCGAATTGACAGCCTTACGGGAGGAGCGCCAAAAGCGCCTAAGGGCAAGACACCACTTATTGACCTACGCAAGCTCGATCGAGATCCCGACAGCACCCCACTCAATTGACCAAGATGATGAAAAGCAGAAGTTCATCCCGAACACAAAGGCGTTTGGCGCTCACCATTTGTTGTGGCTTGAGTGCCTCCAAAAGATTGAGGATGGCGAAATTACACGTCTTATGGGCCTTATGCCACCTGGAAGCGGCAAGAGCATTTACTCCAGTGTGGTATTTCCAACCCATTTTCTGGGACGTTTCCCCAAGCGATCCGTCATTATTGCGAGTTACGCCTCTGATCTCCCGAAGAAATTTGGACGCCGTGCACGTTCAATCGTCACTCAGCCAATATACCGGCGAATCTTTGACACTACACTGAGTGACCAGTCTTCAGCTGTTGACGAATGGGCGCTCACCAATGGCAGTGAGTGGATGGCAGCCGGTATCTTGACCGGCATCACCGGCAACCGTGTTGACGGCATTGTCTGGGACGATTTGATCAAGGGCCGTGAGGCGGCAGACAGCAAGGTGCAGCGGGATAAGGTTTGGAACGCCTATATGGACGACCTGCAAACCCGCCGCAAGCCTACTACCTGGGAAGTTGGCATCATCACCCGCTGGCATGAGGACGACCCGGCTGGACGCATCTTGCCAACTGACTACAACGGCGAATCCGGCATGATCAAGGGACAAGATGGCAATGATTGGTACGTTGTGTGTCTACCCGCAGTGGCTGAACGCGATGATGACCCACTCCACCGCAAGCCCGGTGAAATCTTGTGGCCAGAGTGGTTTACCGAACAGCACTTTGCTCCGTTTCGTCGTAACGCCCGCAGCTGGTCAGCACTCTTCCAGCAGCGGCCAGCCCCTGATACTGGCAACTACTTCGATGCCGAGTGGTTACGTCCTTACTCCAGGCTCAGTGATCCTCCCAGCGGGGTGACCGTACCTAAACGTGAGGAAATGCACATCTACGGGGCCAGCGACTACGCCGTGACCAGCGAAGGCGGTGATTACACTGTGCATGTTGTTGTTGGGCTTGACTCCCTGAACCGTGTGTTTCTTCTTGATCTGTGGCGTCAACAAGCAACTTCAGATAAATGGATTGAGGCCCTGTGCAACTTGGTTGAGCAATGGCGGCCCCTAGGGTGGGCGGAAGAAACTGGGCAGATCAAGTCAGGAGTCGGGCCGTTCCTGACCAAGCGCCTGAGGGAACGGCGTTTATATGTGGTCCGTGCCATGTTCCCTACCCGTGCAGACAAGGCGATACGGGCGCAGTCCATCAGAGGCAGGATGTCCATGGATGGCTTGTATGTGCCCATTCACGCCCCTTGGTACCCGGAATTCAGGCGTGAACTGATGTCGTTTCCAGCAGGCAAGTACGACGATCAGGTTGATGCTATTGGCCTGATTGGTCAGGTCTTGGACAAGATGGTTTCAGGCAGGGCGCTTCCTGCTGAACCTGAGAAACCAAAAATCCTCTCAACCGACCCGCTGACTTGTACTGTCACCCTGACTGACCTGTTTGAAGCCAACGAACGGCGTGGGAAATATCACGTTTCTAGGATACATTGATGGCTGTTGAATTGGACGAACTGGCTGGTCCTGAGGGCGGCGAAGAAAGCCGACGCCTGGCCAAGTTTTGGCTGGATCAGGTCAACTATGTCAGGGACAACAGCCAGCACAAGAACTGGATAAAACGTGGTGAAACCATCATCAAACGCTACCGGGACGAGCGCAACCGCACTGACGAAGAAGGACAGCGCCGCTACAACGCCTTATGGGCCAATGTTGAGATCCTGAAACCGGCCCTGTACGGCAAGACACCGCTGCCGGTTGCCGAGCGGCGCTTCAAGGACCCTGACCCTACTGGCCGTGCCGCAGCGCAAATTCTTGAACGCGCCCTGAGAAACGAGATAGAAATCTGCGGCTTTACTGAAGCCCTGAGTGCGGCGGTTACTGACTACCTGCTTCCAGGCCGGGGTACGGTTTGGGTGCGCTATGAGCCTGAGATTGAGGAGGGCGTTTCTTTGCCCCCCGATTCTCAGACTGACATGCGCGACACGCAAGGTGAATTGCCGGGGCGCTACACCCCACCTACTGAGCAGGAAACGCAGATCCCAACCCCTGGAGGGCGCGTCAGGCCGCGTCTGCTTAATCATGAAGAAGTCAAGCAAGAGACCGGTGACAAAGAGCCCGAAGGTGAAGAAACCGAGGAAAAAACCCCTGAGGAAGAAAAACTTAGCTCGACCGGCGACCGCATCATCCGTGAATCCACCCCAATTGACTTCATTGAGTGGTGCGACTTCTTCACCTTCCCGGTCAGGGCGCGCAACTGGAAAGAAGTCACCGCCATTGGTAAGCGCGTCTACCTATCACGAGATCAAGCTAAGAGGCGGTTTGGCAAGGTCATTGGCAAAGCCATACCGCTGAGTAAAGATACTCGTGGCGACCGCACCCAGAACACGGCGCTGCAGAGCGCCGACGAAGACAAATGTATTGTTTTTGAGATTTGGAGTAAGGACGACAAATGTGTTTACTGGGTGTCCACGGGGTATGATTATCTCTGCGACCGCAAAGAGGACCCGCTTTGCCTGGAGAATTACTTTCCCACGCCGCGCCCGTTGTACGCCAACCCCACCAACAACACCCTGATCCCGGTTCCTGACTTCATTCAGTATCAGGATCAGGCCATTCAGGTTGACGAACTGACCCAGCGCATCGCAATGCTCACCAAGGCTTGCAAGATGGCTGGCGTTTACAACTCGGCGGCCAAGGAAATTCAGCGTATTTTCCAGGAATCTATTGAGAATGAACTGATCCCGGTGGACGATTGGGCGGCCTTCGCCGAAAAGGGAGGTGTAGAAGGCAACTGGTCGCTGATGCCGGTGCAGGTCATCAAGGATGTTATCAATGAATTGATGGTGGTCAAACAGAAACAGATTGAGGAAATGGACCGGCTTACCGGTATTAACGACATCATGCGCGGCACCAGTGACGCCAGGGAAACCCTTGGTGGTGTCAGGCTGAAGACCAACAATACCGGCACCCGCCTCACCTACCGGCAGAACGAAGTTGCCAGGTTCTGCCGTGACACCGTGCGTATCATGGCCGACATCATGGCACAGCACTTTTCGCCGCAGTCACTGATTGAAGTCAGTGGCGCACTGTACGAAGAGGGCCTGTGCAAAGACGATATGCCGTCACTGACAGCTTTGGCAGAGCCACAACCACAAACGCCGCCTGGACAACCAGCTGCTGCCCCCGGCTCCCCAGCCACTCCTCCTGCGCAGGGTAGAGCCGCTGCCATGGGGCAACCAGCGCCAGGGGGCGCGGTTTCTCAGCCCGCGTCCCCTGGTGTCACCCCACGCCCTGGCATGCCTGGACCGCCGCCTAGCTCAAATGTCGTACCCTTTAAGCCACAGTTACCGGGTGCCCCGCCTGGCGGTCCGCCTGGTATGTCTGGTATGCCCCCCGGTGGGCCACAAATGCCCCCTGGTGCGCCGCAGCAGCCACCCATGGACCCAGAGCTGCATAAAAAGCTCTGCGCACTACAGACTATTAGCAAGGCTATTACGCTCATACGCGACGAGCGGCTGCGTGGCTTCAGGGTAGACATTGAGGTTGACAGTACAATTTACGCCGACATGGAGCAGGAAAAGGCTGACCGCACCGAATTTGTCACCAAGGTCACGCAGTTCCTGCAGTTGGCGTCGCAGTTGGGTG